GGTTCCATATTCATTTCACAAAGAGTTGATTTGGAGCAACCTGCGACCTCACTTAAAGTACTTGTGGCAGCAAGTGTCGAACCAGATGCAGATTTTAGAGTATTTTATCGCTTGTTTAGTGCAGATTCATCTGAAGTATCATCAACATACAGACCATTTCCTGGTTATAAAAATATGAACGATACTGATGGTGATGGATTTGGTGATGATGTTATTGATACTGCAAATAATGATGGAAGAGCAGATGCTTACGTATCACCTAATAAATTTGATGAATTTTCTGAATATCAATTCTCGGTTGATGAATTAGAGCAGTTTAGTGGATTTACAATCAAAATTGTAATGATTTCAACAAATGAAGCAGTGTTTGTTAGAATTAAAGACTTTAGAGCTATTGCATTAGCATAATGTTACCAGTAGAAGGACACAAAAATTTATTTCGTGATGAAAATAATAATGCCATCATCAGTACTGATGAAGCAGCATATAATGATTATATGAATAATCGTAGAATTAATTCTGATAGACAAGCAGAATTAGATACTATGAAAAATGAAATTGAAACTCTAAAATCTATGTTAAATGACCTTGCTTCAAAGATAACGTCTTAGTAAATATAAATACTTTTTAGATCTGAATAAGCTAACTTAGATGGCAGATATCAAAGTCAGAGTTGGACAACAAAATGCCACAAAGGTGATTTCATCTCTGGCAGGTGCTCAAACTCTATCATTAACAGAATTAAGTGATGTGAACATACCAAGTACCTTAGAAAATGGTATGGTACTTGTTTTTAATGGAGTGACAAAAAAATTTGACGCAACATTGGAGTTGACTCCAGGTGCAGCACAGAACTTAGACATCAACGGGGGAAATTTCTAAATGGCTAGTATTATTAGAATCAAACGATCATCTGGTACAGCCAAACCAGCGAGTTTGAATTGGGGTGAAATGGCATATGTGACTGGTATAGGTCAATATGGTGGAACTAATCAATATAAAGACAGGATATTTTTAGGTGACGATGGTTCAAACGTCAATCCTGTTGCAGGACATTATTATACATCTATGATGGAGCATACACCTGGTGCTTTAAATGGTGTAACAAATTCTAGAAACAGTGACGGTGGTATCGTAGCAATACTTGACAGTAGTAGAAAAATAGACGTTTGGAATGTAGATAATTTAACTTTAGACACTAATACTTTATCTTCGACTGATACTGATGGTGATATAATTTTTAATCCAAATGGTTCTGGTGAGGTAATGATACCTGACGATACCTTCTTGGGTTTCGGTGGAGGAGCAAATGGAACAGCAACTGCAGATTCAAAGATAGAATATGATGAAAACGGTACAGACCAACTAACATTTACTGGTGCAGATGTAAGATTTAATATTGCAACTGAATCAACAACAAAAGATACTGGTTCAATTATTACCGAAGGTGGTATTGGTGTTGAAAAAAATGTTAATATTGGTGGAGATTTGATTGTTGATGGTGGAAATGCAAGACTTGGAAATATTCGAGTATCAAGTAATGTAATTTCATCACTTGCGGGTGCAGATAATAAAATATTTATTGACCCATATCCAGATGGATTAAGTAATGAAGGTGATGTTGTCATTAAAGGTAACTTACAAGTTGACGGTACAACAACTACAGTTAACTCAACACAGACAACTGTAAATGACCCAATCATGATGGTTGGTGACACTACCAGTAAAAGAACTGTAATGACAGCGATGGCAAATGGAGCCTCAGCAGTTGTAGTTGATCAAGTAACAGGTATCGCAGTTAATGATACTCTATTACACGCTAGTTTTTCATTAAGTGGAATTACAACAGTTACAGCAATTAATACTGGAACTAAGACACTTACATTCCAAGGAACAGCAGTCGCAGGTATTAGCACACAGACTGAGATAACAGTCGTTCATGCAACAGATACTAATACTGACCGTGGACTTGGATTTACTTATAATGTAGGTGTAGGTACAGCTAACTCAACTGATGGTTTCTTTGGATTAGACGATAGTTCAATTGCATCTAGCACTGCTGGAACAGGGAATCACGGTACACACGGTGATGACAGTCGTAGATGGACATACGTGCCTGACGCAACTATTACAGCGAGTGTAGTTACAGGTACAAAAGGTTTCTTAGATATCAAAGGTATCTATTATCAGTCAGGAAACTTTGCTTCAGGTGGTGTTGTTTGGTTTGACGATACTGGTCTACAGAGATCCACAAATGCTCCACAAACACCTGTTATTACTTCAAAACAAGTATTGACTGCAATTACAAAAATTACTTTAAGTTCTTTAAGTGCAGGAATAACAGTAGCAGTAGGTGATATTGTAAAACAAGACTCTACTGGTGCATTTGGTGTTGTTGAAACAGCAGTAACAGGTGGAAACTCTGTTAATTTAATTGGTGTAGAAGGAACATTTAACACAACTAATAATTTAAGAAGAGAGGGACAGAGTGGTGCGATTGCAAACCTTGCATCTGTACCAGGTGCTGCCACTAATGTCTATATAAACAAACCACATTGGACTTCGACCCTAGATGGAGGTACCTTCTGATATGCAACAAAACAGTGAAGTAGATGTTAATGTATTAGTGAACTTATATCATACAAAACTAGCAGCAGCATTAAATCAAAACGTTCTTTTGGAGGCGAAACTCCAAACTCTAAAAAATGATTTTCAAAAAGAAAAGAATGAACTTTTAGAGCAACTCGCAAATTTCACGGATAGTAATGGCGACACCACAAAGTAGAGGACAACTTATTAATTTCGGTTTGCGTAAACTGGGTTATCCTGTTTTGGAAATAAACCTTGACACTGACCAAATTCATGATGCTCTTGATGATACTCTTCAGTTATATCAAGAACGTCATTATAATGGTATTGAGAGAATGTATCTTAAATACAAAATTACTCAAGAGGATTTAGATAGAGGAAGAGCAGAAGGGACAGATGGAGTTGGAATAGTTACCACAACTGGTATAACAACTACTAGTGCAGGAACTGTGTCAAGCAATTTTTATGAGAGTTCAAACTTTATATCAGTGCCAGAGCACGTAATAGGAGTAAATAAAATTTTTAAATTTGATACTAGTTCAATTTCAGGTGGAATGTTTAGTATTAAGTATCAATTATTTTTAAATGACTTATACTATTTTAACTCAGTTGAATTATTGCAATATGCAATGACAAAAACTTATCTTGAAGATATTGATTTTTTACTTACAACTGATAAACAAATAAGATTTAATCAAAGACAAGATAGATTGTACTTAGATATTGATTGGGGTTCACAATCAAAAGATACATTTATTGTAATTGATTGTTTCCGTGCTCTTGATCCTGAAGAGTACAGACAAGTTTATAATGATCCATTTGTAAAAAGATATTTCGTTGCATTAATGAAAAAACAATGGGGTATGAACTTGATCAAATTTAGAGGCACAAAATTACCAGGTGGTATTGAATTAAACGGAAGGGAGATCTATGATGATGGAGTCAGAGAGATAGAGGAACTCAGGTCAAGGATGATGCAAGACTATGAGACTCCTCCTCTTGACTTCATTGGGTGATGAATAATGGCATTAAATCCACATTTTTTACAGGGTTCTAGAGGTGAGCAAAGATTAGTTCAAAGTCTAATTAATGAACATCTAAAAATATATGGTGTAGAAGTTACATTCATTCCAAGAAAATTTGTAAATCAATCAACAATAATTGAAGAAGTTACTGCATCAAAGTTTGATGATAATTTTTTGATTGAAGCATATGTAGATAATTATGATGGATATGCTGGTGCTGGAGATGTACTAACAAAATTCGGTATGAGTTTAAGAGATGAAGTAACTCTTACTATTTCAAGAGAAAGATTTGAGGAATTTATTGCACCATTTATGGAAGCAGATGATGATATTGAATTATCTTCTCGTCCTCGTGAAGGTGATTTAGTATTTTTTCCGTTAGGTCAAAGATTATTTGAAATTAAATTTGTAGAACATGAAGAACCTTTTTACCAATTAGGTAGTAATTATGTTTATAAACTCAAGTGTGAGTTATTTGAATATGAGGATGAGGTTATTGATACATCTATCGCTGCAATTGATACACAGGTTGAAGATGTCGGATATATTGCAACTCTTCAATTAGTTGGTATTGGTATAACAGCGACTGCATCAGCAGGTATATCTACTGGAGGTATCAGTGAATTATTTTTGAACAATGATGGTCACGGTTATATAAGCACTCCCATTGTTTCAATTTCAACTTCACCAAGTGGTCAAACATCTGATAATGCAACAGCGGTTGCGTTTACCACCGAAAGAGCTGGTGTAAGGTCAATAGAAAAAATATTAATAACAAATTCAGGAGGTGGATATGTAACAC